TCGCCGTGCTCGCCGTGTCGTGGTCACTGTCGAGGCCGACGCGGTGACGCTGCTCTTCAGGTCGTTGCAGATGCCCACCGCGGGGCAACTGATCCCGTCGCGCAGCCGCAGGGTTGGCGCGGTGAGTGTGAACACCGAGTCGGCCCTCCGCCACTCAGGCGTGTGGGCGTGCCTTCGGTTGCGTGCCGATCTCGTGTCGGCCATGCCGGTCGACGCGTATCGCCGTGTGGATGGGAAGCAGGTCGAGATCCCGTCGCCTCGCGTTCTCGTGAACCCAGCTGGTGACCGGATCGACGTCACCGAGTGGATGTACTCGACACAGGTCGACCTTGACCGCTTCGGCAACTGCTTCGGTCTGATCACCGAACGCGACGGGCACGGACTGCCGGCGCGCATCGATCTCGTGTCCGCGGCAGACGCGACGGTTCGAGTCAAGGACGGCCAGCTCGTCGGCTACCGCTTCAGCGGGAAGACCTACGACCCGTCTGTCGTGTGGCACGAGAAGCAATTCACCGTCGCCGGCCTGCACGTCGGACTCGCCCCCATCTCCTACGCGGCGTGGACGATCGGCTCGTACCTCTCCGCCCAAGAGTTCGCGCTCGAGTGGTTCGCCAACGGGGCGATCCCGTCAGGGCATCTCAAGAACTCAACGCAGACCGTCGCGCAGCCGCAGGCCGACGCGGTGAAACAGCGGTTCCTCGAAGCGGTCGCGAATCGTGCGCCGCTCGTCACGGGATCCGACTGGGAGTACAACCTGATCTCGGTCCCCGCGAACGAGTCGCAGTTCCTCGAGACCATGAAGGCCGGGCTCGGCGACATCTGCCGGTACTTCGGGGTGCCAGGCGACATGATCGACGTGGAAGGCGGCTCGTCGTCGATCACGTACGCCAACGTGACCCAACGCAACCTGCAACTGCTCATCATGAACCTCGGCCCGACCGTCAACCGCCGAGAACGCGCCCTATCGAGCCTGCTCCCCAAGCCTCGCTACGTGAAGCTCAACAGCGACGCCGTCGTGCTGCGCATGGACCCCATGTCACGCGCGCAGATGGGTGTCGCCCAGGTCAACGGAAGGCTGCGGACACCGTCGGAACTGCGGGAGAAGGACGACCTCGCACCCTTCACCGACGAGCAGTACGCCGAGTTCGACCGTCTCTTCGCGAGGACCCCCGTGCCCGCCACCAAGCAAGCGGAGGCTGCCCAATGATCACACCGACCGAAGCCGCCGCTGCGCGGGGGGCAAGTGTTCGCTCGGCCGCGGACCGGCCATCGCAACGACGGTGCAGCGACACGCCCGGATCGAGTCCGGTCGCGCGGGTTCGTGCCGCGGAGGAGATCCGCGTCCAGGACTCAGGCGCGGTGCACTTCCACGGCCTCGCGTCCGCGACCGACGCGCCGTACGAGATGTGGGACATGTTCGGCCCGTACACCGAGATCGTGTCCGCCGGCGCGTTCGGGAAGACGCTCGCGCAGCCCGGGCTCGACGTGCCGCTCGTGCTGAACCACGACTCGCTGCGCCGCATCGCCGACACCGTCACTGGCACACTCACCCTCGCCGAGACCGACCGTGGCCTCGAGGCGGACGCCCCGAACCTGGACGCTGCAGACCAGGACGTCGCCTACATCGTTCCCAAGATCCGCGCCGGTCTCATCCGCGAGATGTCGTTCCGGTTCTCGATCACCAAAGGCCAGTGGTCGCCGGACTGGATGGAGTACCACATCGAAGAGGTCGACATCGACCGCGGCGACGTCGCCATCGTCGGCTACGGCGCCAACCCCCACACCGTGAGCGAGCTCCGCTCTGCACCCACCACCGCGACGACGGAACTTCGTCAACGCTCCGACGAATTCGTCCGAGGTGAGTTCCGCAATCTCCGCGCCGAGCTCCGCCGCCGCGGGCTCGCCATCCCCATGTCCCTCGAGGACATCGCCTCCTAGCAACACCCAGCCGACTCGCGTCACGACATCGCGCGCGCTCCTGCCTGCCTGATCGTCTCGACCTGTCACGGCTCCCCAACCACTTTCACCATCCAAGGAGAGTCATTCCATGACGATCGACGATCTCATCGCGTCCGAAAACGCGAAGATCACCGACAAGCTCGCGGACCGCAAGGCCCACGACGACACCCTCGATGCGCTCCGCAAGCAGTGCGTCGACGAGAAGCGCGACCCGACCGACGACGAGGCCGCCAAGATCCAGGCCGCCCGCGACGCCAAGGCCGCGGTCGACGCCGAGCTCGACCAGCTCCGCGCCAAGGTCACCGACCTCGAGTCCGAGAAGGCCGCCGACCAGCGCGCCGCCGAGCTCGCCGGCCAGACCAAGGCGACCAACGTCCGCGTCCCCGCCTACGACGGCGTCACCCGCGTCGGCCAAGAGAAGCGCACCTACAACCCGGAGTCCGACCGGAGCGGCAAGCAGTTCCTCCGCGACGTCGGGGCAGCGTTCTTCGGCGACTACGACGCTCGCGAGCGTCTTCAGCGCCACATGGCCGAAGAGCGCGTCGAGCGCGGCGGCGACCAGTTCGACCGTGCCGCCGGCACGGGCGCATTCGCCGGGCTCGTCGTCCCGCAATACCTAACCGACCTGTACGCCCCCGCAGCGAAGGCGTCCCGACCGTTCGCTGACGTGTGCAACCACCACGACCTGCCCGACTCGGGCATGACCGTCAACATCTCCCGCATCACCACCGCGACCACCGCGGCGGTGCAGTCGTCGGAGAACTCGGCCGTGTCGGAAACCAACATCGACGACACGCTCCTCACGATCAGCGTGCAGACCATCGCCGGCCAGCAGACCCTGTCCCGCCAGGCGATCGAACGAGGCACCGGCGTCGAGGACGTGATGCTCGACGACCTGTTCCGCTCGTACGCGACAGTGCTCGACTCGACGCTGCTCAACCAGGCGACGAACGGTCTGGCCGCAGTGGCGACCGACATCGACTACACCGACGCGTCGCCGACGGCGGCCGAGCTGTACCCGAAGATCCTCCAGGCCCTGTCGGGTGTGGAGGGGGCGCTGCTCGACCAGGACCCGGCCGACAACGTCGCCGTCATGCACTCGCGGCGCTGGTACTGGATGCAGTCCCAGGTCGGGTCGACGTGGCCGTTCGTCCAGCAGCCCGGCATCCCCGCGCAGATGGGCGCCGTCAACAACGGCAACGCCTACGGGTCCGGCTACCGCGGCGTCCTGCCCAACGGCACCCCGGTCGTGGTCGACAACAACGTCGTCACCGTGGCCACGGGCGGCGCGCAGACGGGCGGCACCGAGGACGAGATCTACGTCGGATCACGCCGCGAGTTCCACCTGTGGGAGGACCCGTCAGCGCCGATGCTGATCCGGGCCGAGCAGCCCGCCGCCGCATCGCTGGGCGTTCTGTTCGTCGTGTACGGCTACATCGCCTACACGCACGCCCGGTACGCCCACGCCCGCAAGATCAGCGACACCGGCCTGATCGCCCCGACGTTCTGACAGTTGACGGGCGCGTGGGGTGAGGAACCAGACACCCCACGCGCCCGTATCACCGTTCATTCCCTCCCACCTCGAGGAGAAGCAACGATGGCCGACGAAGAGTTCGACGGGGTCACCCCCGACATGAAGCGCGCCGCCGAGAAGCGCGAAGCCGCCGCGGCAGCGGCCCGCGGCGAAAGCCGCGACGACTCTGCCGACGCAGACAAGGACGCCCCCGCGCCGAAGCAGCGCCGGGCGAAGCCGACGGACGACGCATGAGCGTCCAGTCCGCGGTCGTGTCGGTAGGCACATCAGCCACCGCTCTGAGCGCGGCCGAGGGCTCAGGCTCCGACGCGGCATCCGTCGCCGTCAAGGTGCCCACCGGTGGCGCGACCGTCTACGTCGGCGGGAGCGACGTCACCACCGCCAACGGCTGGCCGGTCGCGGCGGGCGAGTCGGTCACCCTCAATCTGCTGGCCGCGGGCGAGCGCGTCTATGGGATCGTCGCGGCGAGCACCCAGAACGTGAACGTCCTCCGCCAGGGTGTCGGCTGATGCCGATCGACATCGGACCTGCACCTTCGGGGGCGACTGGTGCGCCTTTGGACGCCACGTATCTTGTCGAGTCGGCGGACGGCACACTGACGAACGAGGTCCCTCTGAGCGCCTACCTGCTCGACCCAGCGAGTGGCCCCGCCTACGCACGCGGCCCATTCGGTGCTGGGACGCCTCAGATCATTGCCCCTGGCGCGAACCAAGCGCAGTTCACAAAGTTCGTGGCTGAGCGGCGCATCACGGTCAACCGGGTGTTCTTCACAATCGGCACGTCGAACGGGAACATCGACGTCGGCATCTACGACGCTCTCGGTGCAGGCGGTGGCCCCGGCACTCGGCTTGTGTCGTCAGGTTCGACCGCCTGCCCCGCCGCTGGCGCCGCTTCCGTGACGGTGGCCGCCACAACGCTCGCGCCGGGCATCTACTGGGCGGCGTGGATGACCGACAGTGCGACCGCGAGCCTCCGGCTCCAAACCCAGTACGCGGGCTTCCGTGCGCTCACGCCCACTCGGTGGGGACAAGGAGTGGCTTTCCCGCTCCCGACTCCGGCCGGCGGTGCTGTCGTCGCCAACGACGACTACTACGAGATCCACGCCGGGAGGGTCTGATGGCCGAAACGATCATCTTCGAGGACGCAACCCGCCGTGACATCAAGGCGACAAGCGACGGCAAGCGGCCCGATGATCCCGGATACTGGGAGTCGTTCCGAACCGAGTGGAAGGCAGGAAGCGTCGGGGCAAACCGCCAGACGATCGAGGACGCAGCTGCGAACGCCCTAGCGGCGAATCGTGCGCTAATTCAGCAAGCGAAGCCTGGGACAGCGACCGCGCAAGCGAGCGCCGCCTACGACGCCGTCGTAGCGCTCGCTCGTCAGCAGAACGGGATCATTCGGCTCCTGCTCAACCGCCTCGACGGCACGAACTAGTGCCCGAGGGCAGCACGAAGCGGTAGGACGGCTCGGCGTAGCATCAGGAACCGCACAGGCCCGAACCACTTGTGACGGAAGGCAAGGCCCGCTCTGGCGTAGGCCAACGCGCTGCGTCCGCCAGGGCGGCTGCGATGGACGATGTCCAGGTCAGTGACGGCGACGGTCCAGCCGGCCCTCCGCACCTCGAACGAGTAGTCAACGTCATAGCCGTGGAAGCCGGGGGCAAGCTGTTCGTCGAACCTGACCGATGATGCGACCTCAGGACTGACCGCCATCAGCACCCCGTCGACAGCGTCGACCTCGGACGTGCCGGCGCTGTATGTGGCCTCGCCGTTGTGATCGACGATCCGCCCCCTCCGCTCGCCTGACCACCACGAAAGCTGGCGCACGCCGACCGCGCCGACAACGCCTACGAGTCCGTGTCCGTCGTCGAGCGCGGAGCGAAGTTTGGCGGTGAAGGACGGGTCACGAATCTCGACGTCCTCATGGACGAGGACCACGGGAAGACCTGTTGGCGCTTCGTCGAGAATCGAGTTGTATGCCTCGAAGATCGACCGCTGGTTGCGGCGCTCGATGATCACCAAGTTGGCGGGGATCGTCGGGCGAAGGACTCTCTGATAGCGGTCCTCGTCACCGATGCAGACGCCGATCACGAGCACAACGACAGACGCTATCCGGCGCTGAGAACCTTCATCTTCGGGGGGAACTGTTGAGGTTGATCGAGAGTTGGGCACCCGTTGTCGTAGGTCACTGGTAGTAGTGGGGTGACAACAGAAAGCGGCTCCCCTCCGGTGGTGGAACACCTCGGGGGAGCCTCGACCCCAGGAGAAGCACCTCCCGATGGATCGTCCCTTCGACGTTACGCCCGTCCTCGTCCCCGATCTCGTATCCGCTGACCAGCGCAGCGCTTTCGGGACCCTCGCCCAAGCGGTCGAAGCGTGGCTCAACAGCCTCGCCGACGTCACGCGAATCAACTACAAGTACCGCGTCGATGATTGGTTCCGGTGGCTTGCAGCCAACTACGGCGTCGACCCGCTCGCCGCGCGACGCACCCACCTCGAGCGGTACAGCAAGGAGCTCCAAGCCCGCGGGCTGATGGACTCGTCGGTGTGCGCGCACATGTACGCGGTGCGCAGCCTCTACCGGCACCTGCACCTCGAGGAGATCCTCGACAACAACCCGATGGTCCACGCCCGGATGCCGAAGGTCGACGACGACATCGTCCGCCCCTACCTCACCCGTTTCGAGCTCGGCCGGATGATCGAAGTCTCCCGACGCAAACCCCGCGACTTCGCGCTCGTGTCGTTCCTCGCCTTCACCGGTGTGCGCATCGGTGCGGCCATATCGACGAACATCGAGACGCTGTCGGAGATCAACGGGCATCACACGATCACGGCGCGGACAAAGAACCGCAAGATCATCACCATCCCGATCGTCCCCCGGGCGTACCGGGCGCTGATGCTCTACATCGACGACCGCACCGAAGGTCCAGTGTTCATCACCCGGAGCGGCGCCCGGCTCGACAAGACCTACGCCTACCGCCTCGTGCGCGCCGTCGCCGCCGACGCGGGGATCGACAAGAAGATCGGCAACCACGCGCTTCGTCGCACGTTCATCACCGGATCCCTCGACGCGGGCGTCCCGCTCCGCGACGTGCAGCACTCGGTGAACCACGCGAAGCCCGAGACCACGTCCAAGTACGACCAGCACCGGCAGTCGCTCGACACCCACGCCGGTTACGTGTTCGCCGCGTTCGTCGGGGAGCGCTAACTCAACCAAGCACCATGGGAGGTGACGGATGGCCGACACACTCGACGTCCTTACCTCCAACGAGGCGATTGGGGCTCTCGCCGGCACGGGGACGCCCGATAGTGCGAAGCTCGCCATGCTCACTACCGCCGTCAGCCGGACGCTCGACAAGATTTGCGGTCCCATCGTGGTGCGGGCAATGCCCACCCGAACGCTCTACTCGCCGACGGGAGCCATCTGGCTTGACGCGCCTGCAGCGTCCACGACGTTCGCGTTCACAGCGGTCACCATCACCGAGTATGTGGGCGCGACCGGCACTGTGCTCACTGCTGAGAACGTGGCTGCGGCAACCGCCAACGATTACCTCCTCATCTCGCCGCCCAGCCGGCACGCGGGGCGTCTCGTGCGCCGCTCAGCTCGCTACGAGGTGGACTGGTCTGGCCAGCAGGTCACGGTCGCCTACAGCGCTGGCCGCTACGCCAACACGGCCGCCGTAGGACCGGAGTTTAAGCAAGCAGCGAAGATCATCCTCGCCCACGAGTGGTCTCTCGAGCAGGGGTTCGGTGGTCTCAACGAGGAGTTGGTCCCGGTCGGCGCGGGATTCTTAGTGCCGCGGCGCGTGCGCGACGAGTTGCTGATGGACGAGGTGCTGCTGTCTTCGGGGCTCGCCTGATGCCGAAGACGGTCGCACAGTTCGCCGCCGACGCGCACTCCTTCGCGCACGACATGCCCGCCCTCGAACGAAAGGTGGTCGGCGCCGCCGCCCTGAAGGTGAAGACAACCGTCCTCGTTGAGATGCGCCGCATCGCTCCGTCGCTCCGCCTCACCGGTGTCAGCAAACGCGGAGCGAAGATCGGTGTCCGCTACGACCAAGGCCACGGTTCGTCTACTGCCCTTGTCCAGGCGACGGGCCCTGTGCAACTGATCGAGTCGCCCACCAGGCCGCACCGGATCCCGAAGGAACGCCAACGCGGCCGTCGGCGCATCGTCGTCATTCCGGGAGTCGGTCCCCGCGCCTCAGCGCAACATCCCGGCACCCGCGGTCAACATCCGTGGCAGAAGGGCGTCGCGCTCTCGGTGCCACAGATCCCGAAGATCATCCAGACCGAGACACACGCACAGATGGGCAAGTATTTCGGTGGGCGTTAACGCCTCCCTCGTCGGTGCCAAGGCGGAGATCGTCTCCGAACTCACCGCCGCCGCAGCCACATTCGGGAACAGCGACGTGTTCGCGTATCAGCCCGACGTCTCCGAGTTCATGAAGGGCATCGCCGTCGCTGTGTTCACCGCCGGCATTACCCCCGAGTTCTGGCTCATCGGTGTCCGCGTGCTCGTGTCCGGCACGACGAGCCCGAAAGCGGCACAGGACGCCATGGACGCCCACATGCTCGCCATCGACTCTGCGCTTCACACGGCGTACGGCCCACGCGCCTGGACGGTCGAGTTCGCGACACAGGACGCCCCGTACTACTCGGCGACCAACATCCTCAACGTCGGACGCGAAGACCTCTAGGAGGAACCGTGCCCAAAGGTCTCGGCTGGAAAGAACAACTGAGGTTCCGCGTCGTTGACGGTCACACGCTCCAGCGCGGTAACGCCGTGTACGCCGGCGGCGAAGAGTTCGACGCCGGCGGCGACGAGGCGGACGAGCTCCTCGAGAGCGGTCTCGTTGACCTCGTGGCGCGCGACAGCGTCGTTGACACGCGCAGGCGCGGCAAGGGGGAGTGAGTGCACGCCGAGGCGTTCGCGTACGTCCGACGAGCCGTCGAAGGCAGACACTTCGCGAGCGTGCTCGAGATCGGTGGCCGCGACATCAACGGGTCGATCCGGGACCTGTTCGATACCACCGACTACACCGCCCTCGACGTCGCAGCAGGTGACGGAGTCGACATCGTCGCCGACGCCGCGGACTGGCGCCCCGACCGCACCTACGAGTGTGTCGTCTGCTGCGAAGTGTTCGAACACACGCCCCGGTGGCAGGAGATCCTCCACACGATGGCCAGCGCCATGGAGCTCGGTGGCACTGCGATCGTCACCGCTGCATCACTCGACAGGGCGCCGCACTCCGCGATCGACGGAGGCCCGCTCCACGACGGCGAGTACTACGCCAACGTTGACCCGGTCGACCTCGCTAACGGAATGAAGAACGCCGGCTTCTCGGGCCAGGTCGCAGTCCACCCGCGGGGCGACGTGTACGCCACCGCCACCAAGACCGCCGCCACCGTCACCGCATGAGAGTCCTCGTCGTCGAGCCCGGGCCCGCCTTCTCCGTCAAAGACGTCGCCACCGGCTGGTCACGCGCGTTCCGCCAGCTTGGCTGCGAAGTCCTCGAGCTCAACTACGGCGACCGACTCGACTTCTACAGCTCCGTCGCCTCACACCGTGACGGCCAGTGGCAGGCAGCGCTGGACGGCAACTCAGCCGTGCACATGGCCGCCAAAGGCATCGAGGTCGCCGCCTACGAGTTCTGGCCGGACCTCATCGTCATCGTCTCCTGCTTCTTCGTACCCGCGTTCACCATGGAGATGCTCAAACACCGCGGCCACAAACTCGTCATCCTCCACACCGAATGCCCGTACGAGGACGAGGGCCAGGTGATGCGTGCAGCGCACGCCGACCTGAACATCCTCAACGACCCGATCAGCCTCGACCGGTTCCGTGCGGCAGGGCCGCCCGCCGAGTACATCCCCCACGCGTACGACCCCGACATTCACCGTCGCCGCCCCGCGCGCGACGAGTACCGCTCCGACTTCTGCTTCGTCGGCACAGGCTTCCCGTCGCGGAGTGCTTTCCTCGAGGCCGTCGACTGGACCGGCATCGACTTCGCTCTTGCCGGTATGTGGGCACGCACCCGGGAAGACTCACCACTCCGCAAGTTCATGGTCCACGACATCGGTCAATGCCTTCCGAACGAGCAGTCGGTCGACCTGTACTCCTCGACGAAAGCGTCCGCGAACCTGTACCGCCGCGAAGCCGAGACGCACGCCCTCGAACGCGGGTGGGCGATGGGGCCCCGCGAGGTGGAGCTCGCCGCGCTCGGCACGTTCTTCCTCCGAGAGTCGCGGCCCGAAGGTGACGAGCTCCTCCCGATGCTCCCCACGTTCGACGGCCCAGAGGAGTTCGAAGAGAAGCTCCGATGGTGGCTCGACAATGACAGCGCCCGCGACCTCGCCGCCGAAGCCGCCCAGTTCGCGGTAGCGGACCGTACGTTCGTCAAGAACGCCAAGCGCCTCCTGGCGCTGCTCAACCTGTAACACCCGCGCCGCGACCGCGGCCTCGCACGAAAGGAGCCCATCGTGGCTCGCATCCATGGCAAGTCCGGTCGCCTCTACGCGGCGATCGCTAGCGGCGGCAGCGCCGAACCCATCGCGTTCCTCAGCACTTGGACGCTCGACTTCTCGACTGACAAGGCCGACGTCACCGCGATGGGCGACACCAACAAGGTGAAAGTCTCCGGGCTCCCCGACGCGACCGGGAAGTTCGGCGGCTGGTATGACACCGCCACCGCGCAGCTCTACACCGCCTCCCAAGACGGGGTGGCGCGCAAGTTCTACCTATACCCCGACAACGCCACCACCGGCCAGTACTGGTACGGCACCGCGCTCTTCGACTTCTCCATCTCTGGTGGGGTCAGCGAAGGGGTGGCCATCTCCGGAAGCATCGACGCCGCCAGCGCCGTCACGAAGATCGGCTGATGCCGTTCAAGCTCACCGTCGATGGTGACTCGTTCATCCATTACGACCTCACCCTCGACGAGGCGATCGCCGTCGAGAAGGAGACCGAGACGTCGTGGCGGTTCATCGACCCGCTCCGCTCCGCCTCACATTGCAAAGCGATGCTCCGGGCGTTGCTTGCCCGCACCCGCCCGGACGACGTCGTCGAGAAGATCCTCGGCGACCTTACGCTCAAGACCGCTCTGGCCTGCGTCGAGTGGGTGGAAGAGGACCTGCCGACGGTCTACGAGGACGGCATCCCAAAAGCGGAGGGCGCGACTTCGACGCGTTCGTAGTCATGTTCGCCGCGGCCCGCAACTGGCCCCCCGACGTCACCAGGCGCCAAACCCTCCGTGATCTGTACCTACTGATCGACGCGTGGAGCGGAAGCGAGGAGGACTGACATGGGTCTTCTGACCGAACGGCTCGCCATCCTCGTCGACGCCAAGACCGACGTCGCCGCCCGCGGGTTCCGCGACCTCAGCCGAGACGCGGACAAGCTCGGAGCGAGCACCGACAAGACAACCGGTCTGCTCGGACGTCTCGGCGAGCGCGCCGGCGTGAGCGGCTCCGCAATCAAAGGCGCTCTGGGTGTCGCCGCCGTCGCGGGCGTCGGTCTCCTCACCACCGCCGTCACCGCGTCGATCAGGACGTTTCTCGACCTCGCGGGCGCCGTCGACGACTTCCAGGACGCAAGCGGCGCGTCAGCGGAGGACGCTTCGAAGCTCGTCAACGTCGTGAAGCAACTCGGGGTCGAGCCCGACGTCGCCGCGAAGGCGATGTTCAAGCTCGGCAAGGAAGTCGCCGACAACTCGGCGGCGTTGCGGCAGTACGGAATTGAGACCGCCCGCAACGTTGACGGCACCACCGACCTGGTGGGCACCCTCGCGAACGTCAGCGCCGCCTACCGCTCCACAAACGACGGGGCCACAAAGAACGCCATCGCGACGGCCGCGTTCGGCAAGGCAGGCATCGGGCTCGTCGACGTCCTATCCCTCACCGACCGGCAACTCGAAGCGCTCAGCCATCACGGTCCGATCTTCACGCAAAAGGACATCGACGGGGCCAAGCAGGCTGAGATCAACCTGCGGGCCGCGCGCCTCGAGCTAGAGAACGTTCAGGTCGAGGCGACCAAGCAGAGTGTCGGCTTCTTCGGGCCTATCCAGCACGCGGCCGACGAGTTCGGCGAGTTCATCGGCCTACTCCCCAAGGGGTTCGCGGACGCGCAACGCGAGCTCGATAAGGGAGCCGCAGCGGCCGACATCGAGGCGGAGAGCGTCGCCGGCCTCGACGACGCCACCCGTTCGCTTCGTGTCGGTCTGCTCGGCGCGCAGGACGCGCAAACTGCGCTCACCCGAGCCGAGCAGGCGGAGCAGAGCGCCGTGCAGTCCGTCGCTGAGAAGCGTGACGCCCTCAACCGGCTCCTCCGTGCCGGCGCCGTCGACACCAAAGCCGTCGAGGCCGCGCAACGGTCGCTCGAAACGGCGCAACGCCAACTCGGCGACACCCAAGACCGGCTCGTCGCCGCGCAGACCCGCCTCAACACGCTGCAGGCAGGGCCGAGCGCAGACACGCTCGCCGAAGCCAACCTCAACCTCCGCGACGCCACCCTCGGAGTGGCCGACGCGGAAGCGCACCTCGCCGACGAACGCTCGCGGCTCGCTGCGTTGGAGTCCGGCCAGGTCGACCCCGTCGCGGTCGGCCAGGCGCAGCAGAAGGTTGCGAAGGCGCAAGACAACCTCGACAAAGTCCGCAAGGGCAGCTTCTCCACTGCCGGTGACCTTCGCGACGCCGAGTTCGCGCTCAGCGAAGCGACACGCGAGCTCGCCGACGCGCAATCAGCCGGCGTCCCGACCGCAGCGCAACTGACCGAAGCGAAGCGGCGCGTCGAGTCCGCGTCGATCGGGCTCGAGCGGGCGCAACGCGACCAGAAGGCTGCGCAGCAGGCCGTCACCGACCTCGACCCGTCATCAGCGGCTACCGCCCGTGACGTGGAAGCCGCGAAGAAGGAGCTCGGCGCGGCGGAACGCGACGTCGCCGACGCGCAACGCGCCGTCCTCAAAGCCGGCGGCGACCTGCGCGACGCGCAAGCCGGAGACCCGGAATTCGACAAGAAGGTTGCGGCCGCCCGTCGCGACGTCCGCGACGCGGAGCAAGGCGTCGCGGACGCGAAGAATCACCACCTCACCGCCGTCTACGGGCTCCGCGACGCCCTCGGCGTCGAAGCCGGCCTACTCGACGGCTCGCGCGATGCCGCTGCGCGGCTCCACGGTGAGCTCGAGGAGATTGCCCGCATCTATCCGCAACTCGCGCCACTCCTCCAAGGACTCCTCGCCAAGACCGGTGTCACCGCCATTGGTGTCACCACCGGCGCCGGTATCCGCCCGAGCGGCGGTCTCGATGTGCGAGCCGCGGGCGGTCCCGTAGGCGCCGGCGAGTCGTACCTCGTCGGTGAGCGCGGGCCCGAGATCCTGCGGATGGGAGCGCGCAGTGGGTTCATCACACCCAACAGTCAGATCGGTGGGGGCAAACCGATCATCATCAACAGCTACTCGCTTGATCCTGCTTCTGCTGGCCCTCTCATCGCTGCCGCTCTCCGCGACGCTGCCCGCAGTGCCGGCGGGCTCGCGCTCCTCGGCATCACCTGACGTGGCGCTCAAGGACTTCATCACTGTCGACCTGCAGGTCGCGCTCACCACCGCACCCGGCGACGCCCCGACGTGGACGACGATCGCGTCGAACACGACAAAGAAGCTCCGCTCGTGGAGCGTCACCCGCGGCCGACAGTCGCCGCTCGACACGTTCCCGCCCAGCCGCGCCTCGTTCGTGCTCGACAACCGCGACCGCGTCTTCGACCCGCTCCATTCCTCAGGCACGTATTACGGCAACCTGCTGCCCGGGAAGCGGATCCGCATCCGGATCACCTACAACGCGGTCGTCTACACCCGATTCGACGGGTACGTGACCGGGTGGCCGCAGACGTACCTCCTCAACGGCAAAGACTCTGTCGTTGCGCTCACCGCCATCGACGGTCAGAAGGGCCTCGCCAAGAAGATCGTCCCGTCGCCGTGGTACCAGACCGTCACCGCCGAGACACCACTCGCCTGGTATCGACTCGGCGAACGGTCGGGCACTGAGGCCGCCGACTCGTCGGGCAACCGCCGGCACGGCACCTACGAAGGTGGAGCGGTCGCCGGCTCAACGTCCGGGCTGATCTTCGGGGACAAGGATCCGGCCATCCACTTCGACGGTGTCGACGACGGTGTCACGCTGCCGCTCGCCGTCGGGCTCACCGGCGCGTCGTACTCAATCGAGGCGTGGATACAACCCACGCAAGAGGTCGGCGTCAACGACCTTGCCATCTTCGAGCAGACCGGTGTCTACGTCGTCGGGCTCACCCAACTCATCCAAGTCGCGGTCGCCAACTCCTCTGACCCGACCATGCCAGGCGGGCTTGTCGTCAACACGAACACCGCCGCCGGCAACGGAATCGCCTACAGCAACGTGCGCGTCGACGACAGCCAGCCACACCACATCGTGTTCACCCGTTCGGTAGCTAACGGAATGCAGGTCTACGTCGACGGCGTCAACGCCACCGGCTTCACCAGCTTCGGTGGCGGCGTCGACGGGTTCGCTCCGACCGCGGTTGTCATCGGCAACGCCACGATCCTCACCACGACGAACCCGCGATTCAACGGCGCCCTCGACGAGGTCCGGCTCTACGACACCGAGCTTTCCGCCGCGACTGTGCTCGCGCACTACCAAGCAGGCTTCGAGCCGTGGGCGGACGACACGCCCGGCGCGCGGTTTACGCGGATCCTCGACTATGTCGGAACACCGGCCGCTGACCGCGACATCGACACCGGCAGCGCTGTCCTACAGCCTGCGGCGCTCGAGAAGAACGCCCTCGTCCACCTCCAGGATGTCGCGCTCACCGAGGGCGGCCGGTTCTTTATTAGCCGGGACGGCAAGGTCACCCTCATCGGCCGCCGCGAGCTGTGGGAGACGGCCGTCTACAACACCAGCCAAGCGACCTTCGGTGACGGCGCGGGAGAGCAGAAGTACTCCGACATCACCGTCGCGTACGACGACGAGAAGATCATCAACGAAGCACGCGTCAGCCAGGAAGGTGGAAGCGAGCAAGTCGCCGCCGACACCGCCTCGGCTGACGCGTACGGCGCGTCCACCTATTCGCAGCCATCGCTCGAGCAGCGGGCCCGGCAGGTGAAGGACCAGGCCGACTACATCGTCAGCAAGAACAAGGACCCCGCGGTGCGGATCGAGGCGATCAAGATCCTTCCCCTGCGCGACCCGACGAACCTGTTCCCGATCGTGCTCGGCGCCGAGCTCGGCTACCGCTACACCGTCAAACGTCGCCCGCAAGGCATCGGCTCCGCGATCAGCCAAGACGTGCAACTCGAAGGCACGACCGAGGCCGGAGACGCTGACACCACCTACAGCTTCTCCTGGTGGCTGTCACCCGCGGAGCCGAACGTCTTCCGCTGGGGTGTCGCTGGCTCCGGCTGGGGAGACGGGAAATGGGGCTACTAGATGACCGCGTACACGAGTGACCTCAACTCGATCGATAACCCTGCCACCGGCGCCGCTGCACCCGCCGCGTGGGGCGACGGTGTGCGAGACAACTTCCTCGCCATCGGCGAAGCGTGGACGTCGTTCACGCCGACATGGACCGCGACCACCACCAACCCCGTCATAAACAACGGCACAATCGCCGGCGCGTACAAGCAGCTCGGCAAGCTCCTCTTCGTCCGCTACCGCATCGTGATGGGATCTACGACGACGTACGGCAGCGGATCATGGAAGTTGCGTCTCCCTAACAGCCTGTCGGCCGCGGCCGGCACGACCCAAATCATTCCGGTGTGGGCGCTCGACTCGGGAACCGCCTACCGGCTCGGCGCCGGGGTTATCGGGACCGAGCCGCTCGCCGACTTCGATGACTTCTCGTTCGTGTCCGACGCTGGGGCGGGCGCGTGGACAGCGACGGCGCCGCATACGTGGGCGGCGGGCGATGTTCTCGTCGCTGAAGGCGCCATCGAGGTCGCGTGATGCAGATCATCACCCGCCTTGACGCCGGGCTCGCCGCGCCACGCAAACTCATCCCGTCCGCCCCACGGCAACGGTCGCGCTTGTTCTTGCACCACTCGGTCACCGCGACGAGCGCGGATCCGTTGCCCGATTGGCGAGGCGTGCAGAAGGCCGGCTTCGACCGCGGGTTCGCGGACATCTCCTACACCTGGGGCGTGCACGCGACCGGGGTCGCGCTGGAGGGACGCAACGCGAGCGTGGAGGGGGCGCACACCGAAGGGTTCAACAAGACCGCGCACGCCATCGTGCTCGTCGGCAACTACCACATCACGAAACCGCCCGACCTGATGGTCGCCACGGTCCGCGAGTTCCGCGCACTTCTCGTGGCCCAAGGGTTCCTCACCGCCAACCACGTCTTCTCGATGCACCGCGACGTGAAAGCCACCGCATGCCCCGGCCGTTATGTCGCCGCGGACTGGCCCGCCTATCAGAAGCCGTGGCTCGCACCCACACCCGGAAGGAGCCCCGTGGCCGTACACCAGTACCTCGCCTCGCTCGTCGCCCCCAACGGCGGCACCTGGCACCTGCAAGCCGACGGCGGGATCATCACCGACACCGACGGCCTCGACGCGCCGGAAGCGCCGTTCTACGGGTCCGCCGCGGGCGGGCTCGGCGACGCCCGCGTCAAAGGCATCCTCCCGCACGGCGCGGGCTACAAGATCGTCGTCCAACATCCCGACGAGAAGGTCTCGTACTTCCACTTCCCGGCAGGCTGAGGCGTGTGCCGCTCGTCGCGATATCCGACGCGGTGCTCGTCGGGATCGTCGGACTGGCCGGCGTCGTCGTCACCGCCCTCGGCGGCGTGATCGTCGCCGCCCTCAGCCGCGAAGTGCAGAACCGGCGCACCACCGTCAACCGCACCGTCGCCGACTTCGAGGAACTCTGGAACAGCCGCGGCCGCCTCCTCGACGGGCTCGGCGCCGACCTCGACGCATCCGCGCGTCGCATCGCCCTCCTCGAGGAGCGCGAACACCACTGCCAAGAACGACTCGACGAAGCCCACCAGCGGATCACCGAACTCGAACGAAAGACACGCCACCGATGACCGCCCCGTCAGGTCTCGACGTCATGAAGGAAGGCCCCAACCGCGAAGCCCTCCTCCTCAAGCTGCTCGGCATCGCCCTCATCGTGGTGCTCATGCTCGCCGCCGTCGTCGTCGGGTTCGCCATCCGCATCGACGGGCGCGCCGAACGCACCAACCGCACCCTCGAATCGCAGAACGACCTCCTCGCCAGCCAAGGCCGCCTCATCGACGGCCAAGCCCGCGTGATCGAAGGGTTCCGCCAGCTCGTCACCGCCACCAGCCCAGAAGCGCGGGCCGCGGCCGCCGAGGAGCTCCGCGACGCGCAAGTCGCCGCCACCACGACAACGACCGCGCGGCCGCGAACGACGTCGACCACGGCGCGCCGCGCGACGACAACCACTACGCAACCTGCACCCAGCACCACGACGTCGACGAGCTCGACCACCCAGCCACCAACGACGACCACGACAACACGGGGCACACCACCGTGCTCGACCGTCCCAGTCGTAGGGAGATGCGTACCGTGAACACCGACCGCGCCTTAGGCGTCCTCATAACGATCCTCGTGATCGTCTTCCTCATCATCGTCATCATGTGGTTCGCGCGACTCGCCGGACTCCGATGATCCCCCTCTGGGCGCGCATCGCGATCGTCGGCATCACCGCCGCAGCGGTCGGGTTCGGCTGCACCTGGTGGCTCCTCGCCCGCAGCGTCCGCCTCGCCATCCAACGGATCAACCCATGACCGACACCAGCGGGCTCGTCACCGTCGAAACCACCACCGCGCCAGGACCCGCCGCCCGCATCGCCCGCGGCGCCGGCCAACTCGGCGGCACCGACGTCATCCTCCGCCTCGTCACCGCCTTCGGATGGTTCGGCTCCGACCACTGGACCGGCGAACAAGGCTCCGCCGTCGCGCTCGCCGCCGGCTTCGCCGTCGTCATCGTCCACAACGCCATCAACTGGTGGTCCAACCGCAACCGCGCCCGCCCGATCGAGTCGTTCACCGTCACCGCCGACCCCGGGCCACCACAGAAGGCGCCGCCGAAGAAGTAGCTCGCCCTAGTTGTCTGCGCACCTGACGCCCGCCTCTTCGCCTCCCCGTCCGGGGGCGGAGGGGCGGGCTTCTTCGCGTCCAGACGCTCGAACGGTGGATAAGTCTGGGGATAACTTGGGGATTCGCCTGGGGATGCTTGCGTATCGCCGCAGATGTGCCGATACTGGATGCCGGGTACGAACCACCAGCTGGTCCATCTGAGCGCAGACAAAGCCTGCGGCCCATGAGTCAGCAACAAAGAAGGGGCCCCGGCAAGGGCCCCTTCTTCGCGCTGCAGTGCGCCCCCGGCAGGACTCGGACCTGCGACCTTGGGGGTACGAACCACCCTGCTCTTCCATCTGAGCTACGAGGGCACATGGCTCCATGATTACCAGGGTGCGCGTGTCGAGTCGGTGATGGTCCGATAGCGCGCATCCACCCGTTCCGCTATCGGGGCGCGTACCTTGCGAGTCAGAGCCGAATCCTTCCCCCTTCGGCTCCACCAAGGGAGGTGCAGAGCCACCGTGAACGAGTCCGG